ATGGTGCGCGCAAATTTCCAGCGCAAGGGAGTTCCGCCGAACGAGTGGGCGATTCCCCCGCGCTCTCCGACTGAGCCGCCACAGGGGTACGACTGGCGCAAGGCCGTGCAGCCCGGACCACTCAACGCGGCGTACTACCAACCCCGCAAAGACGAAGTGGTGTACATCAGCGAATGGGCAGGGCGGGATGTCTACGAGTTCTATGAGGACGCGCGGGCCAGCGGTAGCGGAGTGTCCTACCGCCGGTCGCGTCCGTTCGATGACCCCGCACGGTTCGCCGTCGCCCCGTACCTGTTCATGGTGACCGGCTTCGAGCCGTACGAAGAAAGCGACTTCGCCTGGCTCGCTGGGTGGCGCTGCACGCCATCGCTGCGCGTGCCAGACGGCGACGGGCTCCGAATTTGGGTCCGCATGACGGAAGTCATCCCCGTCGAGGAAGCCCAGGGGCTTGGGCTCTTGGCCGCGCCGGAGGTTGGCGACGGCCGGTAGCGGCCCCCACATATGTGCCCCCTTCATCCGGGAGGGGGTTGCAACACAACCCGAAGGGACAGGTCATGACGTTCATCAAGGCCAAGCCGGAACTCCCGGCTGTGGAGACCGCCCGGCCGATGGTCGGGTACGACCACTGCGCGCCGGACAAGCCCGCCAAGGCCACTGCGTAGCAGTGAAGACGACCATCTCAGTTCCTGGCGGGGCGGTTCCGTTTACCGCGCTACGGGCACTGGCGGGGCAGCTCTCAGCGTCTGGGGGGCTGCCCCTGCCCCGTTTCGTGTCGCACGAACCGCCATCGACGGACGCGGCTCTGAACGATCAACGAGAGTTGAAGTCACAGCTTCGATTCCGCAATGCCTGGCACGTTCTGGGGGAGCTACGCCCCTTCGCGTGGCGCATCACTGATCTGTATCCCGATGGTCTGAGCGTCGCCGTTCGGGGAGAACTCAACGACGCGGACTCTGCCGCCTTCGCGGTCATCGGCAAGCACGCCCCGCTTGTAGTCGAGTGGAGCCCGAAGCGGGCTGTGACGCTGCGGGGGGAATATCGCGACGCGGCTACTGAGTCTGTCGATGCTGATCGACGGTGGCTAGAAACCGCCGTTGATTGGGAGGAAGTACAGCCGGTCATTGGGCGGTACCTCGCGTGTGGTGATTCATGGTCTGCGGTTTGGCTGATCGAAGCGGCCCTTTCTCGCTTCACGTCCGTGACCGAAGACGCGGCGGACATGATCGGGCTCGCCTATCAGATGGCGGGCAGGACGGAAACGTCAGAGACCTATCGGAAGATTGCCACCATGGCGGGCGGGCTTCGGGGAGCGCGGGCCTACACAGGTCTAGCAATGCTGTTTGCGCGCCAGCATCCGCCCGCGCTGCGGAGCATGAGCTACGCGGCCGGGCTTCTGGAAATCGGCTGGTCAAACCTGGCTGAGTTGCCCGCTGCGGACCTAGACCGGGCGTTGAACCGTAACGCCATGGCCTATGTACTCATGCGGAGTCAGCGCAAGCCGGAGGCTATCGCGCTGTTGGTCGACGCGCTCCCGCTTGTGGAAGGTGACCCGTTGGCAAGCGCGATCCTGCACAACAACCTTGGCCGGTTGTACAGCGTTAGCGGGGAGCCACAAAAGGCGGAGTTTCACCTTGGGTGCGCGACGCGCCTTGACCCGCTCTTGCCGGAACATCACCTAGACCTAGCGCACTTCCTGGCCCGCGCGGGTCGGCACTCGGAAGCTCTCGCAGCGGCCCGGCGTGCCGAAAAGCTCACGGCATCGATACCCGCCGTGCCCGCGTTGGTGGGGTACCTGCACTCCTCGCTGGGCAAGCCCTCCCAAGCGGCAGCGGCCTACGAACGTGCCCACCGCATCGACCCCGATGACGACGGGTACCTGATCGCAGCGGCCCGCGAGGCGTGCGACGCGGGCAAGGGTCGGACTGCCTCACGGTGGCTGTCGCGGGTCGACTTCGAAGACCTGACACCCGCCCAACAGGCCGAAGTCGAGCTTCTTCAACTGTGGGCCGGAACGCTCACAGGCGACGTGAGCCCGACCGCAGCCGGTCAAGCTCTCGTGTTACTCGGAAAGCGGTACCCGGATTCAGACCTAATCCGCCAGAACCTCGAAGCCTCCGCTCCGGAACCGGTCGAAGACCCACTGCGGCCTTGACACTCAGCTGTCAAGAACTGCCTGACCTGCATGTTTGTAAGCCACTGAACCCGAAGAGGCCCCCGCATCGCTGCGGGGGCTTCGTCGTCTTACGTCATCTCGGAGACGTTCGAACGTGACCGGCTACGTCTTCGCGGCAGCGGCCAGGGGACACAGAGAAGGCCCCCACGCTCCACGGGGGGAGAGCGCGGGGGCTTCTGATGATCAACTTTAGCGCTGGCCTAGCGGGGGGTCGAACAGATTTTCGAACCTGGGGCTATGTCGTCGACCACGCTTCACGGCCCTAAGGTCTTGACCTCCTCCGTCTCCTCCACGGTCAGGAGGTAGGCGGGGAGCTGCCTTCGGCCCTCCACAACGGCCCGGTAGACACGGTGCCACCCATCCCCGACCACGACCGTGCCCGGTCCGGGCTGAAGCATGATCAGCGGCTTCTCAAGGTCTGCGGTCATGGCGTACGCGGGATCGACGTGAGCGGGAACCCGGGGGGTGCCCCCGCCCAGGTCGAGGAGACCCATGTTGACCGCCACCTTGAACACGTCGACCTGTCGTAGATCGCGGGGAGCCCGCTCGATGATGTCGAGCGCGCCCCGGACGGAGTACCGGAACGGACCGATCATGAATGACTGATCCGACACCGCTCAGCCCTTCGGCAAGGTGTGGTCGGGGTCTTCGGGATGGGCCACGCGGTAGGCGTCAGCGAGCGGCCCGGTTGCTGCGTCCGTCTGGCTCACGGTGTCTGCCACACGTTCGTCTGGTTGCCAGTGTCTTCGGGGTGAGCGATCACGTAGGCGTCAATCACGTCTTGGGGGACGCGGGCCTTGTCCGCGATGTCCTTACCCTGCCCTCTCCCCCAGGTCCTGACGCGCGTCAGGTACTCGGCGCGGAAGGTTTTCCTCCGTGAGGCTGTCCAGCCGGACGGATCAACGGTGCTAGTGGTGGTTGGCCGGACGCTGGCTGCGACCGGGGCGGAGTTGCCTCCGGCCTTGCGCGCGACTTTGAGGAACTTTGACATTCGCTCGTCAAATTCGGCTTGGATAGCTGCGAGTTCTTCCCGGTGCTTCTCGCCCAGGTCGACGGCGTACTTTCCCCCGTGGTGATAGAAGGTGACTTCCTCAACGCCGTCTTCGGACCCGTCAAGATCGTCAAACTTCAACTTAATGAGCTTCTCGCCCATCGGCTTGGTCTCCCTAAGAGTCACCCTTGGCTGTCCTTACGGCCAAGGTAGCAACGTGTTTCAAGGCTTGGATAGGTCCCCGGCGTGTCGACTCTCGGCGGGTGCACACGCCCCCCTTAGAAGGGGTCTCCGCGCCAACAGCCCGCCACAGCCAGGTGACAAATTTGCACGGAGTCGGACACGCTGGGTTGCCTGACGAGAAAGAAGGGGGAGCCCGAAGGCTCCCCCAAGGTCAGGCGTAGATGATCTCTCCGAAGATGGCTAGCTGAACGATGTCGTCAGCGTTTGACGCGTCAATGTCAAGATCTTCGAAGTTCCCCGACCGCTCGATGAGTTGGTCTGGCGAGGTACCCCACCCGTTGTGCTGGCCCGCCTTCAGCAGGCCCTGAAACAGCCCCCATCCGCGCGCTACGCCGTCGATGTCGCACGAGCGCGGGACTCCTTCGTCATCGCAGACCGTCAGGCCGGTGACCCATCCGTCCGCGTCCCGCTCGACACTGCGGAAATCGGTTATCCAGTAGTTGATGCCGCCTTCAACGGCTGTGGTCAGAACCTCGCGGTAGAACTGTTCCCGCTCCGGGCTTCGCTTGCTCATGGCCGTTCTCCTTGTCGTTGAGGGTGCGTTACCGTGGAGGGGAAGACCCCCCGCTCTAAGCCAGCGGGGGGCCTTCCTAGTTGTCGCCGTTGTCCGCGTCTCCGTAGACCGAAGACCAGCGGTAACCGGCTCGTGTGGTCACTCGACGCGCCGTGAGGTGTTCGAACACCGGGCATCCCTCGGGATGCTGCCCCGGGGCGAAGTAGTCGACTGCCGTGACGCGGGCGTGCGCCCCCAGGCAGAAGACGAGATCCCCCACGGTGGCCAGTGCCGCTTTCACAAGCTCCAACTTCGGGAGCCTCACCGTGTTGCGGTGGTCTCGCTGCAACACCGTGGCCTCCTCAAGGGCCGCGTCTTCGGCTTGCTGCCGCGTCCGATAGGTCCCCAGGACAACCCGGACCGGGTACCCGTCTCGCCAGTAGCTCACCCGATGGGTACTCGGCAGCTCACCGGACGTCGGGGCTTCCTCGATGACGAACTCAAAGTGAGTCATTCTTGGCTCTCCACTCTGTAGTTTTTTGGGCCTTGCTCCGCGCTTGCCTTACTCCTTGAGTCTACTTAGTCGGACATGGCTAAGTCAAGCTAAGGAGATGAAGACTAAGTCACGGGGCCTCCTTAGGGAACGCGAAAGGCCCCCCAGCTCCGGAGAGCCAGGGGGCCGGTTGGCAGTGGTTCAGTCCCTCACTTCGAAGTCCTCCCCGCAGACGCGGCACATGATCGCGCCGTCTTCGAGGAGCTTCGCGGACACCTTGCGGGGCGTCTCGCAGCCGCATTCCGCCTTGGGCGCGGGGGCCTTCCTCGTGGTGGTCGTGGTGGTCGTTCCGCCGCGCGGGGTCGGAACCACGATCGGGGCTCCCCCGTCAATGAAGGTGACCGTGCCCAGGTGGGCAATGATCTCGTCATCAAGCATCGCGATCACTCCAGCGAAGTCGCGCGTAGTCTCCTCGCGGATCTCCACCGCAGACAGGCCGATCGTCGCGTCGGGGGCCTCGTGGTTGTAGCTCAGGCCCAGCTCTTCGGCGAGCTTGAGGAAGGTCTTGTTGTGGTAGCGGCCCTGACGGGAGGTGTCTTGCTGCCCCCGGACCCGCGCCAGTGCGTGCGCTGCCTCGTGAAGCATGGTCTGAAAGGTGAGCGTCCCCCCGCACGCCAGACGCTCACCCGAGATGAACAGCTCCGTAGCGCGCTCGCCGGAGACCGAATCCTTGTTCGTCCACCGGTCCGCCCAGTGATGACCCCACTTGAGCCCGCGCCCGCTGGCACCGGTACCGGTGATGAACACGACCGAAGGAACCTCCGGGTGGGCCTCCTGAATGGCTTCCCAGGCGCATTCGAGGGCCTTGATGATCGTGCTACCGGTGCTGTTCACGTCTATCTCCTTAGCTCCGCCTTGTTTGTTCTTAGGCAAGCTTAGGCTCCCTCCTTAGTCTAAGTAAAGCTAAGGAGGTCACGCTTAAGTAACGTTCCTCCTTAGTCCTCCTTAGAGATGGCTTACGGTGCGTATGCGGGGTATCGCCCGCGGATTGACATCGCGCTGTCAAGAACCGTTCTGAGCAGCAAGAATGCTGTCGACAACGCGTGTGGCCGTGCCCTCGTGCTTGGCGTAGGCGCTGGGAAACGCGCTGCCCTGCACTGCCTGAGCGGCAGCCGACAGGTTCGGGGAGTCCGTCAGGCCCAGGCGGACAAGCGCGCTGTAGAAGCGGCGTGCGGACTCTGCCGGGTTCATCAGGTCTTCCGGTGTCCCCCAGCTCCCCGCGCCGTGGGGCGGGCTACAGCGCTGTTGGAACAGCCCTACGGAGTCGTGATCCCAACCCACTTGCTCGTGTGGCAGCTCCAACGAGTGCGGGACGTTGCCGTTGGCTTGGTTGAGTAGGGCGCTTTCCTGCATGGCGGTTGCTACCGCGATGATCTGAGCCCTTCGGGACAGGCCCATCTGTTGACCTACCCGCACGATGACGGCGGCGTTGTGCATCCGCCGCGCGTCCACCCACCCGACAGGCTCATAGGCCAGGTCGATGGACACGAACGGATCAGGCGGTTCCGGGGTGGGCTGTGCAGTCGGAGACAGGCTCAGCGGGTCGGGGCCTCCTCCTGCTGTGGCTACCGCGTTGGGGGCCTTCTGCGGTTGCTGTGGCCCCTCCGGCGGCACGGTGCCGATTGGCCCGGTCGTCAGTGCCAGGCTCACGGCGACGGCTCCGGCGAGGATCGGGGCGAGCGGTAGCCCGGTGTGCGGGGCGGTGGGGTCACTGCTCATACAGCGACCCCCAGGACGTGCCCCCGACGTCCGGGGATGCCGAGATGTCGACTCCCCGCATGTTCATTGCCATCAAGCGTGCGAACTCCTTTCCGATGTCTGCGGCGTCCGCCAGCGGCGCGGAGCCGATCACTTCGTCGTGAACGGGGAGCCTGAGATACGGCGTCAGACCCGCCGCGTCCATGGCCAGCAACCCCCGGCCGAGTACGTCTCGGGCGCTGGACTGGACGTAGTAGTTCAAGGCGCTGTAGATCCGCCCCCGGTCCACCGGGAGCACGCGGCCCGTGACCGTGGTGACGTGCCCGCGCATCCGGGCTTGTGCCTGTAGGGCCTTGGCGAGTCGGGTCACGCCTGGATAGGCCCGCGCGAACGCGTCGACAACCCGCTTGGCTGTGTCGAGGGGGATACCGCACTGTTTGGCGATGACGGCAGCTCCGCCCCCAAACACATAGGCGAAGTTGGCTGTCTTGCCGTAGCCGCGTTGCTTCGGGGTCGCCTGCGGGCCGAACGCGGCTTGAGCGGTCATCAGGTGAAGGTCCGCCCCCTCCGCGAACGCCCGCTTCATCGCGACGTCCCCGGACAGCGCAGCCAACACCCGAAGTTCCATGCCGTCATAGTCGGTGGAGATGATCACTTCCCCGGGCTCTGCGAGGAAGCACGAGCGGATCAGGGATTCCTTACTGGGCAACGTTTGTAGCGATGGACGAACGATCGACATGCGCGCGGTGCGCGCGGCAAGGGAGTTGATGCCGCAGTGAATCCGCCCGTCCGCATCGATGAGTTCTAGGAACTTATCCGCGTACGTCTCGCGCCACTTGCCCGCCCGCTTGGCCCGCTGTACCGCTGCCGCGAGCGGGTCACCGTTTGACACGAGCGCGTCAAGTAGGAACTTGTCCACCTTCGGCTTCCCGGTCTTCGTGGTGTCCGGGATGGTGACCCCGCGCCGAATGAGCGCGTCGGCTACTTGCTGCGGGGCGTTGATGTTGCCCACGCCCAGGACGGCAGCCTCAGCGGTGTAGCGGGCCTCATCGTCGCCCAGGCGCAGCGACAGGCCCCGGGTGTACTCGACATCGAGCAGGAAGCCGCGCCGTTCCATGACCGCGCACACGCGGGCTATGTCGTGCTCGTAGCGGATCAGTTTCCGCGCGGACAGCGGCACCCGCGTTGACAGCAGCGGGTCAAGCCTCGCGGTCAGGATCACGTCCATTCCCGCGTATCTCACATAGCCCTCGTGATCGAGGGGGACCAAGCGGAAGAACTCCGCCTTCGTCATCTTGAGTTCCTTCGCCATGGCCCGCACGGAGCCCTTGACGCGTTCGGCTACCTCCTTGTCAATGAACGCCGCTGTCAGCTCTTCGAGCCTGTGCCCGGTGCCGCCTTCGTGTGCTGCTCTCGGGTCGCCCAGGTGGGACAGAATCCTTGTGTCCGTTGACTTCGCGCACAGCTCTTCCAACGGCACGCCTAGACACCTCTCGGCTACGAGAGCGTCAAACGTGAGGTTGTGCGCGATGATCCGCGATGCGGTGCGCAATGCCTGAGCGGCGTACCACCCGAAGCGGGGGCCGGCTTCCACCGGCACAACCCAGGCTTCCCGCGTCGTGCCGAACTGCGCCAGACGGCACCGGAAGTTTGACGCGAAGATGTCAAGCCCGGTCGTCTCCGTGTCGAACGCTAGAACAGGGTGGGAGCGGACGAAGTCCGCGAACGCGGCTAGGTCTTCTTCCCGCTCCACGACGTGCACTCGTACGACTTCACCGGCTACCCGGTCGACTACCGTCCGCAACCCTTCCCCCTTCCTCGCGGGGCTGGACGAAGCCGGCCGGGGGCAGCTCGCCCCCGGCATGGCTCATCGGGCGTACGGAGGGTGACTACTTGAGCCAGGCAGGAGCACACGTGTTCTGCGGGCAGGCAAGCATCTTGTAGGGCTTGCCGCTGCTCTTGCTCACACCGGACTTGAAGATCCGCTCTCCGTGCTCGCAGTACTCGGCAGCCACACCGGGCGGCAGGCTTGCCGGTGCCGGAGCTGCCGCCTGGCGGGCGGGCGGGGCGGAGTTGCCGGCCGCAGCCGGGCGGGTCGCCGCGAGCATGGCCCCGGCCCTGGTGACCTTCTCGTGAAGCCCGCCGTTGAAGATCCCCGTCAGGGTGGCGTCCGCGTCGCTGGCGTTGTCCGCGTGAATCACGATCCACGGGGCCGCGAAGTCCGCCCCTGCCTTGAGGGTGATGACAATCTTTCCGTTGCCGTTGCTCGCGCTGTCCGTCAAGCGGGGGTTCTCCTTCTGCTCAGTGAACGTCTGCGCGGGGGCGCTGTTGTGGTAGGGGTCTTCGGCCTGCTCTGCCCACGGGTCCTTATCGGCCCATGGGTCAGAAGCGAAAGGGTCGTTACTCAATGTGGAGTCCTCCTAGTTGGGGTCGTAGTCGTGGGTGGACTGACGCTGTGCTGTGGCGTTGGAAACGGCGCTACGGCTGCCGGGGAATCCGCGCGTAGCGCGTTCGGCGTGCCATTCACCCTTGAAGGAATTCATGGCCGCTGTGAGCCGATCAACGGCCTTGTTGAGGCGCTTGCGGGCGGCTGAGGAGTTGTCGGGCACCTCGCCCAGGACGTAGCGGGAATGCAGAATCTGACGGTCGTCTTCATCGAGCCCCGCCAGGCTCAGCGCCACATCGGCGCACATGTCCAGCGGGTCAGCGTGCGGCTTGAGGCTGCGCGCGTCGTCGGGAACGTGGGTGTTGGGCCACTGCTCAGGCGCAACGTACGTTTCGAGAATCCTCCGCACATCCTCGGGCCGGTACCCATACTGCGCGCTGATCGTGAGTCCCTGAGCCCGAGACTTGCCGCAGTAGCGGCGTGCGGCACGTTCGAAGATGAAGCGGAAGTTCGCGTTCTCCTTGTCCACAAACGATTTCGCGTTCTCCAACGCGAAAAGGTGTAGCTCTTGGGAGATGTCTTCCCGCTCGACTCCGGGGTATTCGCTGGCGTACTTGCGGGCCACGCTCGCAATGACCGGTCGCAGTGCCGCCCAGGTGGTTTCTGTGATCGTCAACGATAGTCCTTGCTGTCGATGGTGAAACGTCCGTTCGCGGACATGTAGATAGGGCGCGGGTTGACATAGGTTCCGGTGACTTCCAAGAGTCCGAAGCCCATTTGCCAGTTACCGGCACCGGTCTTGAGGTAGGCAGCTCCGGGGCTCTTGATGTCCATGAGGTGACCGACTTCGAAGCCGGTCAGCATCTCGGTTCGCCCCGAGTAGCCCCGGCTTTCGGCGGTCACGCCCAGGCGGTGCGTGTGTCCACACACGATGCTCTTTCCGGTCTTGCGCGCCCCTCCGAGTGCCGTTACTCCGGCTACCCGCGATAGAGGGAATCCGAGGTGTCCGTGAGTGGTGAGCCACCCGGGGGCCACCTCCTCGAAGTCGGGGAGACGGTCGATGCCGAAGCCGTCGAAGTCGCAGAGGACTTCCACGTTGAACGCGTCGGAGAAGTCCAGCGCGGGGGCACGGCTGGCGAGGTACTCACGTGGCCGAAGATCGTGGTTGCCCTCGTGCACTCCCACCGGGCCGGAGTAGACCTCCCGCAGCGGGCCTAGGAAGTCGCGTTTCACAACCTCGCTGTCCGCCTTGACGCTGCCCGCGTACTCCCCACGGGTTCCGGCGTTCCAGCGTGAGGGGTTCGGGTAGTCGGCTAGGTCCCCGATCTGAATTACACGGTCGGGCTGAGACTCCCCGATGTAGCGGATGACGTTTCGGAGTGCCGGCTTGTGGTGGTACGGAATCTGCGTGTCACTGACGATGACAATGCGTTTGGTCATCGGCTGCCCCCAGCGGGCCAATACCCGCGAAGAACCATCAACCCAATGAGCCCGTAGTTGGCGATGTCGATGAACGCGTCTTGAAGGCTGTCGTCTGCGAAGTCGGCAACTCCGCCGCCGTCAACGTAATTGTTGATCCGGGCGAGTTTGTCAGTCATGCGGACGCGAAGGCCGTTGAGTGGTCCGCCTGGCGCGTCTGCGATGTTGCGGGGTCCGTACTTGGCGTGCCGCTCAAGGAGAAGTTCCTTGGCGTCATTGAACGTCAGCCCTACCGCGTCTGCGAAAGTGAACTCATCGGGCCACTCGTCTTGACGCGGGTAGTCGTCTTCGTCGTCGTAGTCCCGCTCAGGCTCGGGCCACTTCGTCAGGGTGTACGGGATGGGCTCGCGCTCGTTGAGCGCCTGGCCTTCCTGCGGGGTCCGCTCCCGGCAGGCTTCCCACTCCGGGCGCTCCGGCTGGGTTGACATGAGGATGTCAAGGAGCCATGAGAGTGCCACCGCGGATTCGATGTCGACCAATGCAAGGGGTGTGTCTTTCCTGGTCAAGTCTCAAGTCCTATCTTCTGGCGGAGCGCTTCGGCTCCGTGTTCGCGGACGAATGAGTTCACGTCGCCGCCGTCCATGGCGATAATGGAAACGTTGGCGACTTGGCGGGCTAGCCGTTCGCCCAGGTCCCACCCGGCTTTGTCGTCGTCGGCAAGGACGTACACCGTGGCGTAGCCCTTGAAAGCCCGCGCCATGAACGGCTGCCAGGTATTCGCGCCGGGAAGACCCACGGCGCTCACGCCCGCCATGCGGGCGGTAATCGTGTCGATTTCCCCTTCGCAGACTGCGATGTAGGGATAGTCGTAACTGAGGGCTTCAGGCCCGTAGATTCGGGGGACTTCTCCGGGAAGGCTCAAGTACTTAGGCCCTTGGCCGTCCCCGACTGCGCGAAACCGCAGCGATGTCACGCCCGATTCGGTCAGGTAGGGAATGCAGATCCGCCCCGCGTAGCCGCTATCCCCCGGAAAGGGGTTTGCGACGAAGCCCAGGCGGAAATACTCCAGTGCTCTCGGGTTCAGGCCCCGGTCCTCGATCAGATAGCGCTCTGCGTCGCTGCCTTGCAGGCTCGCGGCGTAGGCCGCTGTCCGTTCCTCCAAGCTCTTTCGTGTAGAACTCGACGGCACTCCGGTAATCAATGTCCTCCCCGTGTTGGATCAGGCCGATAGCTGTTCCGGAGAATCCGCAGCCATGGCAATAGAAAAGACCTAGATCGAGATGGACTCTCGCGCTAGGTCTGTCTTCACTGTGGACGCAGCACAGTACGGGCTGCCATCCGTCTTTCTCGGGCTTGTGCTCAACGGCGTAGTGCCGGAGCACCGGGCGAATGTCGGGGCCTTTACTGCGGGCCTGTCGGGGCATCCACCACCCCGAACCACCCTCGAAGGCACTCTCTGACGAACGTCTCCCCGGTCATCATCACGACCCACTGTCCGGGGTCGGTGCCGCCCGGAATCTTGGCCCAGACAACGCCCAGGTCCGCCGCGTCGTTGGCCCGCTCGGTCTCTGCCTCACGGAGCCATTCCTTGACCTTGTAGCTCTTCTCCGCCTTCACTTCGACCACGACCCCGGGTAGCCCGGTCAGGTCGCCCCGGTCATTAGCTCCGGCGAGGCGTCGGCGCTCCACGTTGGCGAAGCCCTGAGCCCTGAGGTAGTCGACAACGGCGTTTTCGGCATCCCTGCCCTTCGTCTTGCTGTAGCGCGGGCTGGCCAATTAGAGCCCTCCTAGAATCTGCGTTTCGCGGTCATAGGGAATGAGGGTGTTGAAGTAGCCGGAAGGGTCCATGCGCCCGTTGGAGTTCTTGACGATCGACACTCCCATATGGAATTCGTCCGGCCTGTGAATGGTGAGGATCAAGCGCGGGGTCTTGCCCACTTTGCCGAGTAGCGCAGACAACGGGGCGGGCTCTTCTCCGTCTTCGTAGCGCCCGGTCAAGTGGTGAAGAATGACCACGCACATGCCGGTTAGTCGCGTCAGTTCATGTAGGTAGTCGATGACGCGTCCGTAGCGGACGTGCTCCCCGCCGTCGCCGTTCTCTTCGACGTAGCAGTCTTTCAGGTTGTCGACCACCATTAATTGCGGATAGCGTCCGTGCACCCGCTCGTAACACATCACCTCTTCGTCTATGTCATCGAGCGTTGGCCCAGCGTCGAAGCTGAAGCGGATATGCGCCGTGTTTGACACGATGGCGTCAAAGAACTTCGCGCCCTTGCCGGTGTACAACGCCTCTTCAACGTCGCGGACCTTGTCACCCGTCAGGCTGCCCGCGATGCGGGTTCCGAGTGTGGTTCGGTCCGAGTCCGGAGACAGGTACAGCGTGGGGACTTTCGACCTAAGCGCCAACGTCGTTGCGAAGGCGCTCTTTCCCCCACCGGGGCCGGAGGCGATCAGCACAAGCTGACCGGTGCGAAATCGCGCCCCCATGGCTTCGAGCGTGGGAAAGACAACCGGGAGGGCTTTGCCTTCCCCGTCTCGGCTCTGGAGAGCGCGGGATAGCGTCTGCATCAGGCACCCCCGAACTCCCGGCAGTAGTCCCTTACGCCGCACGTGATGCGGCAGGAATCCGTCAGGTTGGGAAGGAACACGCGGGCCTCAATGCCCCGGTTCAAGGCCGCGAACGCGGCAGTCAGGTAGTCGGCCGTGTAACTGGAAAGGTCGATCATTCCGCTTGCCTCGCTGGTCTTGGCTAGCCAGTAGTCGCCGTAACGGATGTCCTCTCCGAACATCTCGTTGATAGCCAGTGCGTAGACGCCTAGCTGAATGTGGCTCACGGGCTTGTTGCCGGTCTTCAGGTCCCGAACGGAGAGTTGACCGTCTGGCCAGATCAGCACTTGGTCAATGGCTCCCCACACCTCGATTTCGCCCAGCAACAGCCGAAAGGCGACTTCGAGCGCGGGCGTGCCGTCTGGCAGCTCCCACACCTTCCACGGTGCGGAGCGGGCCTCAGCGCAGTAGGTGAGAACCTGGCTGGCTCCGGTTTCCCTTCGCCGTTCTATGTCATTCTCCGTCGTGATGCGGGGGGCTCTCATCCACACGTCAAGGTCAGGCACGGGCCTTCGCCTCTTCGATCAGCCGGTCATATTCGGCGTAGAAGATGGGCAGCGGGTCAATGCTCCTGCCGCTTCGCTCCCACTGCTCTACCGCGACGTGAAACGCGGTTCCCTGCATGGTCCATGCTGCGGGCCGTTGCGGAACTTGCTCGATGCGCTCAAGGCGGTACGCCTCAGAACAGCGCGAGTACGTCCCCAACTGGCTTACTGATCTGTGCATTCTTTCCTCTCGATGCGCGGGCCTTTTCCATCAACGCGGCGGAGTCGCGCCGCTTGTCGTGCCCTTCCTCCGTGGCCCATAGGCCGGCTTCGCGGACAAGGCCCTTGCTCGCGGGGTCATGGCAGTAGCCCCCGGAACGGTGAGCGTCGAAGTGCGTCACGCCCCCGAAGGTGTTGTGACAGACCGAGCAATGCGCCATCACTTGGCCTCGAAGCGGCAGGCAGGAAGGCCCGCACGCCGAACCGAGCGGCCTGCCGTCCGGGGCGGTCTTGTTGTCCAGCGCGAGTCTCACGGCTGCTCTCCGTTGCTGATCGAGCGCCACAGCTCCCGCGCGAGGCTAGCGAGCGTGCGGGGCGTCTGAACTAGGTAGTCCCAGGCGGCAGCCGCGCTGATCAACTCTTCGGCTTCGTCGGGGCCAATGCCGTAGTAGGTCTGGCAGTACTCCGCCCAGGTCAGGCCGTGGGCGCTGTGGTGGTTGAGGCTGGCGGCTCGATCGAGAGCCCGCCCGTGGATCACGAATCCTGGCGTCACGTCTACCCCCGTAGAACGCGACAAGGGCGACCCCGAAGGACCGCCCTTGCCATGGTGCGTATGTGGTTGCGGTGGTACCGGCACACTCCGCCCAGAAGGGCTAGCGTGCTGCCGTCAGACCCCGAAGGGCGCTGCGCGGACTTGGTGACTCTGTGTCGGGGAAGCTCTACGGCACATCCGACGACGTAGGCCAGAGACCTACTCACAATGTTCGATTGTTGGTGTTACGCAAGGCGGGCAGGATGCCGAAGGGTGTCTCCCCTGCCGCCTTACCGTGAAGCTGAGACCCAACCTTAGGTCAACTTAGTGATTCGAACAACCGTTCTAACTGTGACCTGCGTCACTTCCTGCGGCGGAGCCGTCGAGCGGCCCTAACCCTTAGGAAACCTGTCGACTTGGCAACCCCCGCGCTGCCAAGGTGCGGCTCTTGGGCTTCCACATCCAGCCCGACCGCCAGGCGGATGTTCCTCCTTTTAGGAGAGTTGGCGTCGGGTTCCGGTCCATAAATTCCGAACTCGCGCATAATGCTCACTCAGGACTCACCTCTTGTGCTATCGACCGGTCCGAGTAGGCCCGGTGGAAGGTGAAAGCGTGCTCCTGACGATCAGTGTTCGGCAAGGTCTTTTGATGTGATGTGATCGGCGTCACAATCCGCCACCGTGACACTCGTGTCGCACTAAGGGTTACCTTGTGTCCGATTTTCAAGGGGCCAAGACGTGAGCTGAGTCACAGGGTTTCCTGGTTCGGCAACGAAGGAACCTACTAGTAAGTGAGGAGCGAAGCGACTCACAAAAACCATGCCTTAAATGCATGGCAAGCAAGTGGCAAGCACGAAGTGCTAGCCCCAGATAGGTAGTCCTGTTAGCTACTTGTTCTCATTCCTTCGCCCGATGGCGAAGGGGAAGAAATGGACAAGATCAGACAGGCCCTCTTAGTACGTTAGGACTACCCTCAGGCAGTCCAAGACCGCGCGTAAGCGCGAAGGATCAAGTCTAGTCGATGGCTTGTGTCGGTCTTTGCTTGAGCAAAGGGCACACCTTAGGGGTGTCCCTAGCCCAGACCACCCCCGGATCAGGAACACCCTTCTACGCCTGCACACCGGGGGGCTTAACGCCCCACCTAGCGGTTGAGACCCCCTCGGGTTGCGCTCCCGCTAGGTGGGTGCCCTTAACGGGCACCTCTAGGGAAACCAAAAGATTTCAGAAGATTCTCCGGGAGCGAGGTTTAGGGTTTCGTGCCTCGCCGTCCGTGCCTCGACTGCCCTGCCCTGCACACCAACCCCTCGCGCTGTGACCGATGCCAGGCCCGCTGGCGGGTTGAGCATCCCCGCCTTCGTGGATCGGCTACCGCCCGTGGATACGGCATCGCCTGGCAGCGCCTACGCGCTGCCGTTGTCTCTGAACACGTGGCCCTCTACGGCCAGTGGTGCCCAGGGTGGAGACGTGACGGTCACAGCGCCCAGGCGCTGACCGCAGACCACGTGATCCCGAAGTCCAAGGGCGGCACCGACGACCGGTCCAACCTCGCCGTGCTGTGTCACTCGTGCAACAGCGCCAAGCGTGACCGGTAGGCAGGAAGCCGACCGACAGCCAAGGGCGCGCTCCGCGCGCGGCTCCTCACGCTCAGGCCCGCGAAGCGGGGCGAAAACGAACAAGAGGGGGGAGGGTCAAACTTCGGCGGAATGCCCGAATGGACCCGGCCTTCAACTGCGCGCACAGAATCTCAAAACTCAGAGGTTTTTTCACCTCTCCGCAAATCGTGAGGGGTGGTCGCCATGCCCGGTGGCCGCCCGACGACCCCGGTTGAACGCAAGCGCCTCATGGGGCGCTCTCCCGGTCGTGACTCCGGTGGGCGGGAGCTACCCGCCCCGGTCGTGCACCTTGCCGCCGTCGCGGCCGTGCCCGATCCTCCGGCCACGCTGGGGGAGATCGGCGCGGCTGTGTGGGAGCGGCTGTGGACAGCCGGTCAAGGCTGGCTGTCGTTGACGACTGACCTTGACGTGTTGACGCGCCTCGCTGAGGCGCACGACGAGCGCCAAGCCATGCGGGAACAGATAGCCGCTGACGGCTACATGGTCGCCGGTTCCCAGGGGCAGCCCCGGCCACACCCGTTGCTGACGCACCTTCGCGCCCTTGAAGCCCAGATGACCCGCTGGGAATCGCTGTGCGGCTTCACGCCCGCTGACCGTTCCCGTCTCGGCTACGCCGAAGTCAAGAAGGTCTCTCTCCTCGATGAGATGGCCAACCGTCGCGCCCAGCGGGGCGCGGTTCCCTAGCCCGCCGAGGAGGTCACCGCGTGGACCTCCTGACGCCTGGCTGGCCTCCCCGCTGGCTGACCCCGGTCACCGACGCGGAACTGTCCGCGAGCGGCGGACCGGACACCGCCGATTTCATCGAGACGTTTTGCCGCATCACCAAAGACTCCGTAGCCGGCTCAGCCGGGACGCTTCTTGAGCTTCGCGGCTGGCAACACAAGCTTCTGCGGTTCCTCCTGGCGCGCCGCGCCGATCGGCGCTACCGGCACCGTCAGGCCCTGATCGGCGTTGCCCGCAAGAACGGCAAAAGCGCCCTAGGCGCGGGCATCGCCCTTGACGGTCTGCGCTTCGGCCCCCAGGGCGGAGAGGTCTACTCGTGCGCGGGTGACCGCGAACAGGCAAGGATCGTCTTCGCTGCCGCCCGGCGGATGGTCGAACTTGACGAGCATCTGTCAAGTTGCCTGAAGCTCTACCGCGACGCCATCGAGCACCCCGAATCAGGCTCCATCTATCGCGTCCTGTCGTCTGAGAGCTACACGAAAGAGGGCCTGAACCCGACCCTGACGCTCTTCGATGAAGTGCACGTTCAGGCCAACCGGGAACTCTGGGACGTGATGGCCCTAGCCATGGGCGCACGATCCTCCCCGCTCATGATCGGCATCACGACCGCCGGGAGCCGTTACGACTCCTCGGGGCGAGACAGCCTGTGCTACTCGCTGTATGAGTACGGCAAACGCGTAGCCCTAGGCGAAGTGGTTGACCCGTCGTTCTTCATGGCGTGGTGGGAGCCCGTCAACCTCGACGCGGACCACCGCGACCCCGCCACCTGGCGGGAGGCCAACCCCGGCTTCGGGGACCTCGTGGACGCGGAGGACTTCGCGTCCGCTGTGCTGCGGACCCCTGAGGCTGAGTTTCGGATCAAGCGCACCAACACGTGGGTGTCCGGCACGTCAACGTGGCTGCCGGCTGGCGCGTGGGACGCGTGCGCGGACCCCTCCGCGACGATCCCCGATGGCTCCGAGGTGTGCCTAGGTTTTGACGGAAGTTTCAACGGCGACAGCACAGCCCTTGTTGTGGTCAGTTGTGCCGAGATTCCGCATGTCGATGTGGTGGAGCTGTGGGAGCGTCCGGCCGATGGTGACGGATGGCGAGTGCCGATCCTCGATGTGGAAGAGGCCATCCGGGAAGCCTGTCGCCGCTGGCAAGTCCGCGAGATCGTCTGTGACCCCTACCGGTGGGCACGCACCTACCAAGTCTTGGAAGACGAAGGGCTTCCGGTGGTGGAGTTCCCCCAGTCGGCAGCCCGGATGACCCCGGCTACGACCCGGTTCTATGAGGCTGCCGTCAACCGGCAGCTCACCCAATCCGGGGACGCGCGCCTGGCTCGCCACATCGGCAATGCGGTTCTGAAAGCCGACTCGCGCGGTACGCGGATCTACAAGGAACACAAGCACTCCACCCGCCGCATTGACCTTGCGGTTGCTGCCGTGATGGCCCTGGAACGGGCCGTTCAAACCCCTGTTGAAAACCCCGACGTGGACTTTCTCGCGTGGGACGACCTGTGACCGGACAAGGAGGTGACACGGTGCTGTCAACCCTGGCTGAACTGGCGGGCCTTGCCTGCCTCGTGGTCGCTGCCGCGATCCTGTCCCCGGTCGCCGGTTGGGCTGCCGCTGGGCTGTGTCTCCTCCTCGTGGGGCGCGCACTCGATGGGGCGCCAGTTGACACGTTGCTGTCAACCGCCCGCCGGGGCATGTCCACAGCCTGTGGATATCTCACCCGCCGTCGAGCGGGTGAGGCCCGGTGAGCATCCTCCGCCGCGCGCTGAGCAAGCGCGCGTTGTCCCCTTCCGGCTCCGGTGACCCGTGGGCGATTCCCAGCAACGGCAGCCTCAACACGCTGTCCAACGCGGGCGTGACCGTGACCGAGGAAACCGCCCTGTCCCTCCTGGTCGTCATGGCGTGCGTGCGGATCATCTCCGAAGCCGTCGCCGGTCTGCCCCTCGACGCGGTACGGATGCGCGGGAAGATCCGCGAACAGCTCGACCCCGCCCCGCGCATCATCTCCGACCCTTTCGGGGGCGCGAACGATCTTCGCTACCCCTCGCGGCGTACCGGCCTGGCTCAGCTCATGGTGTCGCTGCTCCTACGGGGCAACGCGTTTGCTGCGGTCATCGAACGCGACGCGGTAGGCCGACCGTCCATGCTGCGAGTCCTGCACCCCGACCGCGTACGGGTCACCGTGACCGGCGGACAGAAGGAATTCACCGTTGACCGCGTGCCAGTCGACCCGTTCGACATGTTGCACATGGTCGGCATGTCAACCCCAGGCGCGGACGTTGGCCTGTCCGTCATCTCCTACGCCCGACAGGCAATCGGACTCGGCTTGGCTGCCGAAGAGTACGGCTCCCGCTTCTTCGGCTCCGGCGCTCACCTGTCCGGCATCGTGCAGGTACCCGGAGACCTCGACAACGAACGCGCGCGGCAACTCAAAGAGCGGTTCACCGCGTCTCACACGGGACTCCGCAACGCCCACACGGTCGGCGTGCTGACCGGGGGCGCGTCCTGGACCCCGATCAGCGTCAGCCCTGAAGACGCCCAGTTCCTGGCAACCCGCGAAGCCCAAAACCTTGATATCGCGATGCTCTACGGCATCCCGCCGCACATGCTCGGGCGCGTCGACCGCACCACCTCATGGGGTGCCGGCATCGAGCAACAGGCCCTTGGATTCTCCCGCTTCACCCTCGAAAGCTGGACAGGCCGGATCGAAGACGCGTGGTCAGCGTTGCTCCCCAAGCCCCAGGTAGCCCGCTTCAACCTCGCGGGCCTTCTGCGGACGGACACCCCCAGCCGCTTCGGGGTCTACACGGCCGCGCGTACCGCCGGAGTGTTGACGACCAACGAGATTCGCGCACTGGAGAACTACCCACCGATTGCCGGCGGAGACGACATCACCATGCCGTTGAACAGCGCCACTACGGGCAAAGACGAATCCGCGGTGGCCCCTGGCCCTGATGGGCCGTCCGCGTCCAGTGACCAGAACGGCAACAACGGACCACCCGAGGAGGGACCAACCCCGTGACCGTCCAGACCCGCGCGACCGGCTACCCACTCGGGGCCGTCGAGTACCGAACGATCAGCTACACGGGCGTAGAACTCCGCTCAACCCCCAACGGCACCGGCGGAGAGGCCCTGACTTTCTCGGGCTACGCCTGCGTCACGAACACGCTCTACGAAATGGCGGACTGGCTCGGCTCCTACAACGAACAGGTGTTGTCCGGGGCGTTCCGTCAGACCCTGGCGGACAACGCCGATGTGGCGTTCTTGGTCAACCACGGCGGGCTCACGCTCGCGCGGACCAAGAGCGGCACACTCACCCTCGCGGAGGACTCCACCGGCCTTGCCGTCGAGGCCCCGCTAGACCCCGCGTCCCCGATCGTTGCGGGCCTGCGCTCCGCGATGGAGCGGGGAGACGTCGATGAAATGAGCTTCGCGTTCAGGGTCACTGGGCAGTCCTGGTCACCCGACTACAGCCAGCGCGACATCACAGCCGTAGACCTCCACAAGGGAGACGTGAGCGCCGTCAACTACGGCGCGAACCCGGCAACCGCTGGCGCGAGCCTTCGCGGTACCCAGGCCGTCGACCGGCTCAGCGCGGCCGAGCGGCGCGAACTCTTCGACCGGCTGAACCTCGAGTTCGGCGCGGAGAACTTCCCGAAGGTGCCCGACTGCCCCGGCGGGCTTCCCGCCGCCGTGGTCGACGCGTACCGCCAGTTCCACACTCCGCCGCGTCTGACCTCTCAGCGTCGCTGACGTTATCTCCGAGACGTTCTTACGTCTTCTGTTGACGTTTTTCCGCCCCGGCCGCCTTCGCGGTCCGGGGCTTTCGCTTGCCCGCGTTCGGGCACGCCCACCCCTTCCCCACCCCAAGGAGAGTTTTACGTGAGGGAACTCATTACCAAGCTCCTGGCAAGGCGTGCCGCGCTCGGTGTCGAGCTGGACACGCTGACCCAGGCCCCGAAGGCCGAAGCCCGCAACCTCAACACCGTTGAGGAGACGCGCTTTCAGGAGATCCGCACCGAACTGACCGCCCTTGATGAGCGCCTGGCGGAGCTGGACGAGATGGTCACCCGCTCAGACGCGGCAGCCGAAGTGTCCAAGCGCTACGACACCCCCGCTCCGGCGCGGGTCACCGCTGAGCCTGAGGTGTACCGGCGTGACGGGAACCTGTCCTACTTCAAGGACCTGTACAACGCCCGCGAGAAGGGCGACCGTGACGCCCACGACCGGCTGATCCGCAACAACCGGGCACGCACCGACAACGGCAACGCGGCCGAGTCCCGCGCCCTGTCGACCGTCAACAGCGCGGGCGGGGAGTTCGTTCCGCCGCTGTGGCTCGAAGAGCAGTTCGTTCGCTACGCCCGCCCCGGGCGGGTGTCCGCGAACCTCGTTCGTCAGGGTGTCGTGCCGCCCGGTACCGACTCGATCAACATCCCGAAGGTGTCCACCGGCACGGTCGTGGGTGTGCAGGCCACCCAGAACACGGGTATCCCGCAGACGGACCTGACGACCACGAGCGTGTCCAGCCCGGTCGTGACGATCGCGGGCGGGCAGACGATTTCTCTCCAGCTCCTGGAGCAGAGCCCGCTCAACGTTGATGAGGTGGTCCTGGCGGACCTGGCAGCCGACTACGGCCGCCAGGTCAACGTCCAGACCCTCTACGGGTCCGGTGCCGCCGGCCAGGTCACCGGGCTCCTGATCCTCGCCGGTACCCAGGCCATCACGTACACGTCGGCTACCCCGACGCTCGCGGCCCTGTACTCCAAGATCGCCGGAGCCATTCAGGCCATCCACACGTCCCGCTACCTTCCGCCGGACGCGATCGTGATGCATCCGCGTCGGTGGGCGTGGTGTGAGGCCCAGCTTGACTCCCAGAACCGGCCGCTCATCGTGCCGGCCGCTGGCGGGCCGAACAACGCAGCCGGCAATCTTGACACTCAGGTGTCACAGGGCTACGTCGGTTCGATCCTCGGACTCCCGGTGTACGTGGACGCGCTCATTCCGACCACGGTCGGCGCGGGCTCCAATCAGGACACCATCTACCTGATGCGCAGCGAGGATCTGTGGCTGTGGGAGGGACAGGTCAGGGCTGAGGCTTTCCAGCAGACCTACGCCCAGAACATGAGCGTCCTGCTTCGCCTGTACAACTACCTGTCGTTTCAGGCAGGCCGCTACCCGCAGTCCATTGCCACGATCAACGGCACGGGCTTGGTTGCTCCGACGTTCTAGCCCACCCCCGCGCCCCTCGACGCTCCCGCCACCCGTGGGGCTTCGAGGGGTGCGCCTTGATGCGGAGAAACGCCCGTGAACTTCTTCAACTACGCCCGTGGGCTCCTGGACGAACTCAGCGACGCCACCAACGCCAAGGCCACCGACACGGCCGCAGCCGTGCGCGCCGAACTCGCGGCCATCGCAGCCCCCGCCCGCGCTGAGGCCGCCCGCTACCTCGACGCGCTCACCCCGACCCGGCGGGCCTCAGACGGGGCCGAAGTCGACGCTCCCGAGCGCGCAGACATCGCCGCTGTCCTCGATCGGCTCGACGCGGCGACCACGCCCCGAAAGGCCCGCGCCAACGCCAGACCGTAGAAGGGAGCTGCCCCGTGTCTCTGGTGTATCTCACAGGCCAAGATGTGCCGCTGTCCGTGACCGTCACCAACGACACCGGGCAGCCCGCCAACGCGACGACGGTCATCGTGACCGTGACGAACCCCGACGCCAGCACGCAGACGCCTCCGGTCACCAACACCGGGACGGGCCTGTATTCCGCGATCGTGCCGCCCTTGGCGGCAGCGGGAACGTACCTCGTGCGTTGGTCGGCTACCGGCTCCGGCTTCTCGTGGGTGTCCGAGACACAGTTTCAGGTCCGCCCCGCAGGGGTTGAGCAAGTCGTTGACCTTCCCAGTGTCAAAGCCCACCTCAACATTCCGTTGACAGATTCGAGTCAAAACGACGAACTGACCGGCTTCATTCTCGCGGCGACTCCGATCATTCGTAACATCGTTGGGCCGATCCTTCCCGAGACGCATACCGAATGGTTCGACGGCGGCAGCCCCACCCTGGTGTTGGCCTGGCAGCCGGTAACCGCGATCCTGTCGGCAACCGAGTACTACGGCCTTGCGGCCTTCCCGCTGACCGAACAGCCCCTTGGGTCGCAATCCAACGCGTTCGGCTTCACCGTTGATTTGCTGACAGGTCAACTCACCCGCCGGACGTTCTCCGGTGAGGCTGCGCGCTTCGCCCAGGGTGCCAAAAATATTCGCGTCACCTACACGGCCGCACGCGCTGATGTGCCTTACAACGTGCGCTTGGGTGCCCTGGAATTGATCCGCCATCTGTGGCAACTCACCCAACAGGGCGGACGCCCCAAGTTCGGCAGTAGCGGAGCGGCCTATGACGGGGATTCCGACCGTATCCCGATCGGATTCGCTGTCCCCAACCGCGTCACGGAACTTCTCGCGCCCCACCGCCGACCCCCGGGAATCGCCTAATGACCACGCCCATTCCTCCGTCTACGGTCGCCACGATCAAGGGCGCGCTGTTCGACCTGTTGTCCGCGCGGATGGCCGGTCCTGGCGTGCTGGTGGCGTACGACTCCCCGGGCACCTATCAGCCCGAAGACATCGTGTGCGTAGGCGATGTGCACCGCCAAATTGCCGTTCACGCCGCTGTCGGTTCCGGCGGGGCGGGTTGGCTCGATGAGACCTACACCGTTCACGTGATCGTTGAGTGCTATCGAGGCGGAGACAACGCCCGCCTAGTTTTTGAACGCGCGGCAGCGCTGGCCGCTGTTGCCGAGTCCGCCGTTCGCGCCGACCCGTCCATAGGTGGCCTGGCACTCGTTGCCCGCCCTGTCGGAGTGGATTACACCTCCGACGCGGAGGAAGACCACAAAGGACGTACCACCCGCGCGGACCTACGGATAGAGGTCTATGCGCTCACCTGACCCCCGCCGAACGATGACCCGCCACGAGCGGGCACATGCCGCCATCAACGGAGTGAACATGCCCGCATTCGACTACATCGGCCCAGACGAGCGGCACTATCCCGGCCTATCTGTGACTGCCCGCCCCGGAGACACCGCCGTGGAGCTGCCCGACGATCCCGGAGACGGGCGTTGGATTCCCACGCCACCAGAGGAAGAGGCCACGCGCACCCGCGCGGCGACGAAACCGAAGCCTGACACCCCGAAGGAGGTGTGAGCATGCCCATTGCCTCTTATCGCTCCATTCTTGGGCTCGGCAAAGAGACCACGCCCGGCACCATCGCAGCACCCACGCTGTTCGTTCCGTTCCGTGGCGAACTCAAGCCGAAAGACCATCTCAAGCTTCTTCCGGACAACGGAATGCGCGGGTCAGCGGTCAAGACCTACGACCACATTCCCGGCCCCCTGCACGCCGAATACGACTGGTCGGGTGATGTGTTCGCCGACAGTATCGGTATTCCGCTGTCACTCCTCGGAGACGTGACCGTGACCGGCACCCCTACCGGCAGCGGCGCGACGACGCTCACGGCCGCGTCCATCGTCGGCGCTTCCTCGGTGCTGTCTCTCGCCTCGATCCCGGCGGGCACCCTCGTTCAAGTCGACGCGGGTCCTATCGCTGAGATCCGCACAACCGGTACGCCCACCGGTTCCGGCCCGTACACGATTCCCCTCACGGGTGCTCCGCTGGCCTACCCCCACGCGACGAGTGCCGCTCTCGTCCCCGTGACGGCCCCGTTCACTCACGCTTTCTCCACGCTCAACAGCGGCACCACTCAGCCGCCCACGTGGACCGTGACGGACTTCAACGGGCTGACCACTCGCCAGTTCGCGGGGCTCAAGTTCTCCGAATGCGCGCTGAAGTTCAACGGTGACGGTCTTTTGGAGTACTCCGCGAAGGCGCTCAGCCTCGCCTCGGTGCTCGGCACCGTGCCCGTCCCCTCCTACACGCCTGTTACCCCCATGCCGGGCTGGTCAGGCACGGTCGCTATCGCAGGGACGTCCGTGACGTACGTGGTTGACGCGGAAGTGTCAATCAAGCGTCCCGTCACGCCGATTCCTGCCGCTGACGGCTCCCAGGCCCCCTATGCGCTGTGGTCGGAAGAGGTCGAGGTCAGCGGGAAGCTGACCGTGGTTATGGAGGATGAGACCGAACTTCTCCGGTACCTCCAGAACACCAAGCCCGCCCTTGACATCAATTTCACTCAGGGCACGGGCGCGAACCTCTCCGGTATCCGGCTGCGCATGTCCAAGTGCGCTTACACCTTGGCGGAAATCAACCGGGGCAAGAAGTACGCGGAAATCACGATCACCTTCGAAGCTGACGCCAACGTGACCGACGTCGGCGCGTCCGGCGGATACAGCCCGATCAAAGCCACCGTCACCAATGCTCTTCCGTTCGGCACGTTCAAATAGAGGAGATCACCGTGAACCGTATTTCTCTGCCTGATGGCGCGTGGGCGGATCTCCGCGACCCCCAGGCCGTGCCGGAACGGCTCCGCCGTCCGATCGTGCGCATGCAGACCAAGCTAGCCGGCAAGCAGGCCGTCATGTCCGCCATTCAGTCCACAAGCGCGGACGCGCTCGATGACCCCGCCGAGTCCGAGCGGGTCGCCGCGTCGCTCGGGGATGCCCTGGACCTGATTGACGAACTCAACGATCTTGTGGTCGTCGCTCTCGTTGGCGGATGGTCGTATCAGTCCGCGATCAGCGTTGACGCGCTCCTGGACATGCCGTCCGCCGCGTACGCCAGTCTGCGGAAGGCTTGCGCCCCGCACCTCAAGGACATGACTCCGGACTTCAGCCCGGATGGCGCTGATGATGCCGCGTCCCCTATCGCACCCTCCAACGCCTGAGGCAACAGTTGGAGGGAACCTTCACCCACGATGCGCACACCTTGCCGGTAGAGAAGTTCCGCACGTGGCGACTCGTCAAACTCACCCACCGCTTACCGCATGAGTTAGACGACGTTGCCGCGTGCGAACTCGATTGGCTCCTCGCGATTGACGACACCGTGAATCAGGCGAAGGCCAACCGGCAGCAACGCGAATCGGGGTGAGGATGCCGGACGAATTCAGCGCCCTTTTCAAGGGTATCGAGAACCTAGAACGCGCACTAGACAAGCAGACAGCCCGCGTCGACCGGGCCACACTCGCGGCGACGAAAGCCAATCAGGCCCGCGTCAAGCGGGGCGTCAAACAGCGACTCCGCGGACGCCCTCGTTGGGACCATCGGGGCAGGTCACGGCCTACTCCCGAACCCGTGGACCTGCATTTGAGCCCCCCGCACGTCGAGCGGTCCGGCGGCCCAGGCCGTTTCACCGGAGCCCTGTTCTCCGGCATCTCCTCCCGGAGCACTCCGAAACGTCAAGGCGTCGATTGGGTCGGCGCTGTGTGGGTCAGGGGCGGAATCCGCAACTTCTACAAGCGGAAGCTCGAAGCGAAATTCCCGTACTTCAAACCCGCTCTTGACGCCTCACTCGTCGTCCTGCGCGAGACATGGGTCAAGGCATGGGACAGGTCCATGTCCCGCAAATAACTCCACAGTAGGGAGGTAACCCTTGAGCGCGCTGCCTCCCGTATTCGTGGAACTCCGAGGCAACATCGCACACTTCTCAATGAAGATGGGCGAGGCAAAAACTGAAATCAAGGGCCTGGAAACGGAAGGGTCCGCGAACCTCGCCAAACTCGGAACGGTCGCCAAATACGCCCTTGCCGGCATCGCCGTAGCCGCTGCGGGTGCTGCCGTCAAAACCTTGGAGATGGGCGCGGACTTCCAAAGCGCCATGACCCGAGTCCATACCGGAGCGGGCGAGTCAGAAGCCAACATGAAGTTGGTCTCCGATGGCGTGCTGAAGATGGCCGGCGATGTCGGAACGTCCACGGAACAACTCACCAAGGGCCTGTACACCGTCGAGTCCGCGTCCTTCCACGGTGCCGACGCGCTGACCGTTCTTCGCGCTAGCGCGATGGGCGCGAAGGTGGGTGCCGCTGAACTGGGGACCGTCACGGACGCGGTAACCACTGCCCTCAACGCCTACGGCAAGGGGGCGGCAGAGTCCGCCCAGGTGACCAACGCGCTCATTGCCACAGAGAGCGCGGGCAAGACGACCATGGAGGCCCTAGCGGGCTCCTTGGCCACTGTCCTACCCACAGCGGCTACCGCGAAGGTGGGCCTCAATGAGGTCTTGGGCGCGATGGCGACCATGACCGCTCAGGGCACGCCGGCCGCTGACGCGGCGACGTACCTTCGTCAGACCATCGCCCAGTTGAGCAACCCCAGTGGTAAAGCGGCCCAGGAAATGAAATCCCTCGGGCTCAACGCCATTGACGTTTCCATGAACTTGGGGAAAAACGGTCTCGCGTCCACGTTGACGATGCTGACCGACGCCATTCAGTCGAAGATGGGCCCAGCGGGAACCGTGCTCGTTGACCACCTCCGCAAGGCCGCGAGTAGCAGCACCGACTTCGAGAAAGTCCTAGCGGGCCTTCCTCCGGCCCAGCAAACCTACATTGGCGCTCTGGCGACGATGGTTGGTGGAACGAAGTCGATGCAAGCGGCGCTGGAGTTGACCGGCGACCACATGAAGACGTTCCGCGACAACACCGCCTCCATCAACGAGCGAGTCAAAGACGGCGGAAACAAAATCGCAGACTGGGATGTCGTCCAGAAGAATTGGAATCAGCGCGTTGCTGAGGCCAAGGGGCACATTGAGGCGCTGGGAATCAAAATCGGTACTGCCCTGATGCCAGCGGCGAACAAACTCATGGACTGGCTGTCCAAGGCAACGCAGTGGCTGACACAGCACAAGTCCGCGATGATCGCGGTTGCCGCCGTCATTGGTGGCGTGCTCGTAATCGGGCTCGCGGCGGCGACAGTGGCGGCGTGGAATTTCGCCGTCGCGCTTCTCGCTAATCCGCTGGTCTGGATCGTTGTTGGCGTGATGGCGCTCATTGCCGCCATCGTCCTTTTGATCATGCACTGGAAAGACGTCTGGGGCTGGATCAAAAACGTGTCGTCCGCGATCGCGGATTGGGTCGTCAAAGCCTGGCACTCCATCGCGGACTGGACAACGAAACTGTGGCGAGACCACATAGTCAAGCCCATTGTGGACGCCTGGCATTCCGTGACCGCATTCTTCTCCGCCGCGTACCACTTCGTGGTTGACCCGATCCTCAAGGGCTGGCATGTCCTGACAGAGGGAACGCGCAAAGTCTTTGACGGCATCGTTGGCTTCTTCAAAAAGTGGTGGCCGCTACTGCTTCTCATCTTCATGACTCCAGTAGCGATTCTCCTCAGCATCTGGAATCACTTCCACACGCAAATTGAGGAAACCGCACGGAAAGTGTTTGGCGCGGTAGTCGGATTCTTCACGTGGGTGTGGTCTGAAATCCAATCCGGAGCGTCCGCAGCTTGGCAATTGATCCAGCACTACATCGTTGATCCGATTCTTTGGGTGCACCACAAGCTAGAAGAAATCGCTCTGAAAATCCATAACATGCTCGTCGGAGCCTGGCAGAAAGTCCACACCACGACGTCTGACTTCTGGGACAAGAAGATCAAGCCTGCCGTGGTTGACCCGATTATGAATGCCTGGCATTCGCTGGTTGACCTTTTCGAGAAGGTCAAGAGCACCGTCTCGGGCAAACTTCAGGAAGCCTGGAATCTGGTTTCCAATATCGGATCAAAGTTCGCCACCATTGGCGAGAACATCGTTCGCGGCATCATTTCGGGCCTGTCCAACGGGGCGTCTTGGCTGTGGGACAAAATCCGGGAACTTGCCAACGGGGCGCTTGATCACGCGAAAAAGTTCCTCGGCATCTCTTCGCCTTCGCGGGTGTTCGCCCAACTCGTGGGCGCACCTATCGCCCAGGGCGTGGCTGCCGGCATTGACGATCACGCCCACCTTGCCGCTACCGCTGCCGCGTCGATGGCTGCCGCCACTCTCGGCGCTTCCTCGCTCGGCTCTGGTACCGCCTACGCGGTACCGGGTGGCGGCAGTTCCTACAGCGCGGGTGCCAGTGCACAGAGCGCGGCTCCTGTGGTGAACGTGACCGTTCAGGGCTCTGTCCTGTCGGAGCGCGACCTTCGAGACCTAGTAGCCCGCGAACTGAGCCGCTGGTTCATTCGCAACGGGCGTGACATGACCATTGCTCCCGCTCGTTGACAGGAAGGTGTCAAGGAATTGTCGGCCCCCAATCCAAACATGCCGGCCCTGTCGTATGAGATTGCGTGGAACTCCGACCCCAACAATCCGGCGTCCGTGCCGATATGGACTCCGGTAACCAACCGCGTTGCAGAACGCTGGGGTACGAATCGGGGAATCCAATATGAGCAGAATCAAGCCAAGGTTGGGGAGCTTCGGCTTCCGCTCCGCAACGATGACGGAGCCCTTGACCCTTCCAACACGCTGAGCCCGTACGCGCCTGGGGTTGTTCCCTATCGACGCGTACGGGTCCGGGCAACTTGGCCACCTACCGGCGGAACAACGTATTCCATCTTCAACGGCTTTGTGGAGCGCTATAGCCAGCATTGGCACGGCGGGTTCGGGCTGTGCGACACAGTATCTGTTGATGCTTTCGCCCAAATGGCAAAAGCAGTCATGCCCGGTCCTCTGGTCTCAGAGGTCTTGGCGCTCAAACCCTCTTATCTCTACCGGCTCAGCGACGCAGGAGAAGCCTTCGCAGACACCATCGGCGCGGGTCCACTGATTCAACGCGTCGATTCCGGCGCAGGCCCCGGAACGCTCACCTCCGCAACGACAATCGGTGCAGCCGGTGCGCCCCCTGTAGGTCTCGCGGGCCCCGTCGTTCAACTCACCAACCCAATCAACACGGCCGACACGGGAGGCGTCTCACCCTCCACCCCGGGCACAGCCCTTCTCGTATCCGGGGCGAACTCCGAGCAGACTGTCACGAGCACTCCGCTGACGCCACGCAGTTTCACGCGAATCATTGCGTTCCGCTGGATCGGCCCTCCGTCGACAAGCATCATCGTTTTGTGGCGCGCCGGAGGCGGGGGCGTCGGTAACCAGGCAATCAGCCTCACGCTCGATCCCAACATCGCTCCCACTCCGGTGCTGCGGATCAGTGTTCGCAACACAGCAGATTTTCAATCGGGCACGTGGGCGCGGCAAACCATCGCGGGGCCAGTGTTTGACGGCAACTGGCATCTTGCAATGGTCAGCGTGGATGCCGCCGGCACGCTCACACTTGGATTGGATGACGTTACGGCGATAGCCCCAACGTTGACTAGTGCGGCGTGGGATGCCCCGTGGGATAACGACTTCTTCGGTGGGGTGGCATTCCCTGAGTCCGCCCCCGGAGACGGGTTTCAGGCCCTCTTCAACGGGCAAATGGCTCTGGCTGCCCAGTTCCCCGCGCCGCTCACCTTGGGCCAATGGGCAACCCTCACCACAGCATTTAAGACCGCGTTTACGGGCGAATCCAGCGGGGCTCGATACGGGCGCATCCTGCGTTACGCGGGGTGGACAGGGCCGACCGCGCTTGACACTGGCCAGTCAACCAGCATGGGGCCGGCATCAGACATCACCGGGCAGACAGCGCTAGCCGCGCTGAACAATGTCGTCCTGTCCGAAAACGGCCAGCATTTCGTCAAGGCTGATGGCACGATCCGATTCGAGTCTCGGACCGCACGGTACCTTGCCTCAACGCCGCAATTCATTTTTGGCGAAAACGTCGCTGCCGGGGAATTTCCCTACGAGTCTGATGTGACGTTAGAACTCGACCCAACGCGTATCGCGAATGACATCACCGTCACCCGCACCAACGGCATTGCGGCCAGACGGACCGATCAGGCATCCCAGTACGCCTATGGCGCTTCCACACTCAATCGGACTATCTCCGTCACCAGTGATCTGGAAACGGTGGATGCCGCCGGCTACCTCCTCGCGCAACGCAAACAACCCCGGCAACGGCTAGACCGCGTGACCTTCAAGCCCTCCAATAACCCCGCGCTATGGCCGATGGTGCTCGCGCTTGACATCAGCACCCGCGTCCGGGTGATGCGAAGGCCATTCAACGCCCCACCCATCAAGACCGAGGCTTTCGTCAGTTCCATCGACTGGGAACACGACCCCGCTACCGGTGAAGTAACGGTGACAGTCCTTGTTGACCCAGCCGACCCAAGCGGCATTTGGATTCTTGACGACTCCACCCAATCGGTTCTCGGGCAGACCACAGCACTCGCCTACTAAAGAAAGGAGGCGGTTTTCCTGGCTACGGTGCCCACCCTCCGAACCTGGACGGCCGGCGAAGTCGTCACAGCCGCCCAACTCAACGCCAACGTGAGAGACACGGGAAACTTCCTACTCGCCCCACCACTAGCTAGCCTCAAACAGAACACCGCCCAGCCATTCGCCAGCGCTTCTTGGACAGCGTTCACGTTCGATGGCCTCGACTTCGACCGGGAAAACGGCCACTCGATCACCACCAACAACAGCCGCTACACCGCGAAAACCGCCGGCTGGCACTTGGTCATCGGAACGGGCTATTGGCCCTCGAATGCCGCCGGTGGCCGACAGGTCGGGCTACGCATCAACGGCGGCAACATCTTCGCTAAACAGGTCGTCCCCACAGTCGGCGCAGGTGGGTTCAATCTCGCGCTAACCACGTCCGCAATCACATACCTTGCCGTGGGCGATTATATCGAACTCCTCGGCTACCACACCGTGGGCGCGAACCTCAACACCTTAATTGACAGCGAAGGCCGATCGACTCTCCAACTCGTCCGCCTGTCCAACTGAAGCCGATCACCGGCCCGCCCGCGCCCAATGGTGCGGGTTATTTCGTGTCCGCATAGCGGGGAGACTCCATGGTTACTTGGCTTGTCGATATCTCCAACTGGCAGGGAGATATCTCGATTGAACAGATTGCCAGCGAAGGCTATTCGGCGTGTGTGTGCAAGGCGACCGAAGGTCGCGACTACAAGGACCCATGGTTTGACACCTACATTCCACGGGTCATCGCATCCGGCATGATCCCCGGGGCGTACCACTACCTACGTGCCGGAGACGGAGCCGGACAGGCCCGCGAGTTCTACAACCGCATTGCCGCCCACGGCGGCCCCAACGGATGGCTCATTCAGCTCGACTGCGAGTCAGACGGCGGAGCCGACGAGATGCGCGCGTGGGCCGACGAGTGGAACCGGCTTTCCGGGAACCACCCGTTCCTGATCTACAGCGGCGCGTGGTGGTGGGACTCGCACACAGGCGGGTATCGCGGAGCGGACCTTACTCCGTACGTGTGGCACTCCCGCTACGTCGATGGGGCCGGCTTCGGCTCAGTCCTTTACGAGAACGTCCCTGACGACTGGTGGACCCCAGGCTACGGCGGCTGGAACACCGCGACCGTCCTTCAGTTCTCCTCCCACGGCCGCGTTGCCGGTCAGGACATCGACGTGAACGCCTTTCTCGGTTCCGTCGATGACCTCCGCGCGCTTGTCCGCTCTGACAGCACCACCCCAACCCCTACTCCAACCGGAGGTTCTGTGACTGACCTGTCCTACGCGCCGTTCGGCAAGCCTGACGCTCTCGGAGGGCGTGACGCGGGCGTGCTCCTGGCGGATCTGTGGGGCGCTGAGATGACGGAGGCGTCCCCCTACGTCCCCTCGCAGATGTCCGCACGGACGGCGCGACTGATCCGCATCGAGCAGAAGCTAGACGCCATCAGCACCAAGCTTGACACGCTCCTGTCAACCGCCCCGGGCAACACCACGGTTGCCCTGACTCAGGACGAGATCAAGGCAGCGGTCAAGGCCGCTCTCCGGGAGGGTGTCCAGTGATCGACCGTGACCCCACCGGTTGGGCTGCCACAGTCGGCGCAACCATCAAGATCGTTCTCATGAGCGTTGTCGCTCTCGGGCTCCCGTGGCTCACGGACGTTCGCGCCGCGAACATCGCCCTAGCCCTCACCGCGATTCTGGATCTCCTCCTGATCCTCGGAGTGATCCGCCCCCGCACCATTGCCGTAAAAATCTCCGACGCCAAGGTTGCCGACGCCCGCGCGGAGTTGCCGCCCGGCGCAGTCTCGGCGGAGGACCACGCCGCGATCGTCAACCAGGCACTCAACGAGCCCGTGCCACCGGCACCGGCACCGGCCGAGAAGCCCGCAGAGTCCGACAACCAGCCCCACCCCACGCCAACCCCTAACGCCTACAACGAGAGCCGCCCTGGCGCTCTCACGGGCGTTGTGATGTACGACCGGGCCACCGGAGAGCCCGCCCGGTAACACACGAAGCCCCCGACACCTCACCTGAGGATGTCGGGGGCTTTTCGTGTTGGTGGGTCAGTCCCGCTGGATCGGCACCATCTGGCCGTCAACGAACTCAAAGGTGGGTACCTCTGGCCACTCTCCGACCGCCTGAAGGCGTGCCTTCAGGTCTTCGGGAAATACCATCTCGGTCTGGAATCCTGCGGGCTCCCACCGAGTAGCAACCTTGTGCACGATCACCTTCACCTGTATTCCAGCATCCAAGAGGATCTGCCGCTGGGCGAGCAAGGTTTTAGCTTCGTTCCACAGCTCCGTGTAGGTCTTTCCCGTGCCCGCGTAGGTCACCGTGGTCTGTGGCTGGTGTGAAGCCACAAGGGCCCGGAGTTCACCAGTCAACGCGGTTACTCGCATCTCGTAGTCCTCATCTCCACCCGGATAGTCATAGTCGCCCCGGTCGCGCTCGCCTCGAACGTCGTTGAGGATACGTCTCATACGCTCGATGTCCTTGGAAAGATCAAGCGCGCTTGACACTCGGCGCGACCGCTTTTCGAGGTGCCCAACCGATGATAGAAAAAGCTCATTCGCGGTCTTGTCGAACTCCACTTGCTGAACAGACTTCGCGGGACACTTGAGGCGCTTGCCCTTCTCCGGGCGGGAGTTGGTACCACACGTGTAGTAGTCGCGTTGCAATCCACGCTCAGGAAGGTTGATCGAATCGCGGTACATCTTCGACCCGCACAGCCCGCAAAACACCATGTCTGCGTAGAGTTGCTTCTCCCCTCGAAGGGTTCGGCTCTTCGTGGTCTCCTTGAGCTTCCTCTGAAGCTCCTCCCATGTGTCTTCACTGATGAGCGGAGGGAAGAAGAGCGCGGCCGTGCCGTCATCGTTGCGGATCGTCCGGCCGTTCTCTTCCCGCTCCCCAAGCAAGCCGCGTGACGTTGCTAGGTTCGTGATCGTCGCAGGATGCCAGACGAGCCCCTTCGTTTCCTTGCCCATGAGATGCCGCTGATAATCCGAAGGAGATAGCTCACCTTCATCCGTGAGGTTCGCGGCAACTACCTGCCGCGAATCTCCGTTTATCAGATCATCAACAATTCGCTTCATCACCTTAGACGAGTGTGGGTCGTGTTGCAGTACGTAACCCCCGCCATCAAGCTTTGCCGGACGCGTGCCGTACTGAATCGTGCCACCGTGATACCGACGATCTTTGACTGCCTTCGTCTTGGATGATGCAATTCGGGCCTTGATGGTTTCACGCTCGTGCTCAGCGAACATGATCAAGATATTGAGAAAGAAGCTCCCAAGCGGAGTGGAAGTGTCAAACTGCTCTTGGCAGCTTGCAAGTTCTTTGCCGTTCTTGGCCATCCACTTACGGAAGTCCAAGAAGTGCGAGAGATTGCGGGTTAGCCGGTCGAGCTTCCAAACCACGATGATGTCGTAGTCCGATACTCGCTCATTCAGCCACGGTCCCAACTCTGGGCGCTTACTCGGTCGAACGTTGCCAGAGACGCCAACATCGTGCACCATCCCAACTAACACGTGCCCCTGCATCGTGCACCATGCATTAATGGCTTCGTCCTGCCGCTCAATACTCGTAGACTCTTCCGAATCTCGGCTGATGCGGCAGACGCCCAGGACGCGAAGTCTGGCGCTCTTGGCTGGTTGCGCTCGCTGCGTGGTCATGGTCGGGAGCGTAGATGTCTGTTGGGTAACCCGCAATCCTGATGGCTCCGGCTTCTACCGCACCGACTCGCGGGGCAGTTCCTCCGCGTCGTCCCCTTCCACGCCGGCCGCCGCGCCGAAGCAGGGCGGGGAGTCGAAGCCTTCCAGCCCCGCTCCCGCCGCCGCCCCGGCCGCGACCAGCACGAGCTAGACCGCCCGCGACCAGCGCCGACTAGGCCCGGTTGCCCCGACGCAGCTCGTCCCGGATGTCCTGGAGGAGCTGCACCTCGGCGGACAGCTTCTCGACGACCTCCTCGTCGTTGCGCTTGCGGTACTCGTTGTACTTGTTCATCGGCATGACGATCACGAAGTAGATGACGGCTGCCGTCAGCAGGAACGTGATCACGGCGTTGATGAACGAGCCGTAGTTGAAGACCACGTCGGCGTTCACCCGCCACTCGCCACTCGTCGCCTTGCCGCCGGTGACCAGCTTGATCAGCGGGTCGATGAACGCGTCGGTGAACGCCTTGACGAGCGCGCCGAACGCCGCGCCGATGACGACGCCGACAGCCAGGTCGACGACGTTTCCGCGGGTGATGAAGTCCTTGAAACCCTTGAGCATCCGCCCAGGGTACAGAAAAGGGTAAATCAGTCCCAGTGCGGCGGGCGATCCTCGATCAGCCGGTGGTCGTTACTGTCCGTGGTCGATCGCTCGCCCCAACCTGCGGCGGTGTCGTCACTGGTCTGCTCCGGCAGCAGCGGAGCGTCATCGTCGGTGAAGTCGACCTCACGGTCTTCGTCAGGCATCCCCAT